GCAGCCCAATGACTAGAGCCATCGCCTTGTTTGAATTTACCAGTATCACTTTCTTTACCAAATACACCTGCGGGTAGTACGGTGGTTGTATCGGCTGTCCATACACTAGCAGTTTTAATGTTAATAGAACTAATACTATGTGGATAAGGGTTTATACATACGTATAAGTTTAAACCACTTAAACATATTGCACCTGGCATATCACCTGGTTCACCTATAGCAGTAGGAGTTCTAAGTGGTATTTGTGTAGATTTAAATGAACGATTTAATGGTTCAATATTCATTGTTACACCACAATCTTCACTAGTCACTCTAAAGAATAGTTCATATGTTCCAGCAGGTACATATATTGAATTTGTATGAATCAAACCAACTCCCCCCGGGGCATAATCAGTATCAATTGTTAATGTTAGTGGGGCACCTGTAGTTGCGTTTGTTGCGCTATAATTTTCAATATATCTCATTTGGGGATTCATACCCTTAGATACAAAGTTACCTGTACTATCCCATGTTGTATTAGGGAAATTAATTACAGTTCCCGCAATGTCTGCATTTGCATCTATTAACAAATGCAAATCTACTCCATTCTTAACACCAGCGGGAGCCCATCCTGCAAATACAACACCAACACTACCTGATACAGTTGCCCTATGTACATCTGCTGCGCTAACATCAATAATAGTGAGATCGGGTGTGTTTGCTAAAGGACCCAAATCTTTTAAAGTACTTCTAAAATTAATAGTACTTGCATAGCTAATAACAGTATTAGCCATATTGTTGTTTACAACAGTACCGGTTAATCCTGACTTTAAAACTACCTTGTTCTGTAAATCAGTAATTTCATTTGCTGCAGTATTCAGATTATTTGCAATACTTGCAAAATTATCTCTAAAACCTTGGCTAGAATTGTTTACACCCGGAACTGGGAAAGTTGGATCTATTGATGATGTGTTTATATTGCTCATAATGTATTTATATTAACTATTTGGGAGAATTGTATTTTTTGGGAAGAATATAGTCAAATCGTTTCTGTCTAATGGATTTGGTACAGGATTTGCGCTTGGTAACTCTTGCCAACTTGGTGTTTGTAGTCTATTGTTATAATTATATGAATAACTTTTATCTACGATGTATCTATCTATTATAAATTGTATCTCGTTTAGTTTATGTGTCCAGTTGTTAACTATATTATTTTGGATAGTTGCACCTTGACCCGGTAATGCATAACATATTATCCAAGCTGGTAAGTAACCCAATACATCACCATTGGTTTGTTGGCTAGTCATCCATTGCGGTAATAAACTAATATCGTTGTCGTGTGGCAAACTGTTTAACATATCCTGTCTCATGTTACTAAGACTTTCTGGATTTAATATTCTAGCGACATTTGTTGCGTTGTTTGTTTTATAATTGGTACTACTAATAGAAATAGTAGAATTGTTTATCTCATACTTGCCCGGATTAACTAAAATATTTCTAGGCCAAGCTATTTGATTTGGTATGCTCGTCCCATCAGGATTTACCAAATCATCAATAATCTCACTATATACAACTTCATATATTATATTAAAATTACTATCACGTGCTATTGCTGTTTTTATTTCACCTAATACTACAGTTCTTGTATAGTGATTAGCCATTGCAGTTAGATAGTTATCTATATAATTACTGTACATTCCATATAAATGAGTAAACCTAACATCGGTTGCTTTACCAAAATATATGTCATCGGGTCTGTATAATAAATTACTAGGGATTATTGTTTCATCTGTTAGTAATGATTGTATAACCTTTCTTCCCGATAAACTACACAATGCTTTAATGTATACGTTTTCTAAAGGAACATCGTGTGTAAATGTAACTTGCAATGTAAAATTTTGAGTTATTTGTAATAATGGGTATTGTACACTATATGCAGTTATACCAAAATTATAATTAATTATTGTTCCTGATTTTAGAAACTTTGATGTAGGTTGTTCTGCTACTCTTCCCGCAAGTTCTCCCGTAGGTAACAATTGTAAATTTAATGGTAAATTACCATACGCTATTCTATAGTTTAGTGTTTGTGCACTAGATGCTTGCACAAATAATTCACTTATGCTACCATTGTTTATTGAACCTAAATTACTACCTGTAACCCACGTTAAATCTCTTGGAACTTGATTGTTAACAGTAATTGAAAATCTATGTATCCCACTATTGATAAAATTGTTATTGTTCTTTGATACTGTTACACTAAAATTAAAATTTACTATTCCCACAGCAGGTAATATAGGTGTGCCTGTAATCCATCCTGTAGTGGTGTCACCTGTTAATCCTGGTGGTAGTGTAAAGAATGTATACTTGATTCCGTTACCATCAAAATCATGTCCTAAAATTTTAAAAGAAAAGTAATCTCCTGTTGTAATATCAGGTAGTCTGTTGTCACTACCTACATAGTAACTATAAAAACTGTCATTTATAGGTATTGGCAATGACAATGGTTGTGTGTTCAATATAGCAGGAGGTCTTGATTGAGGAGGATTAGATAATTCTTGGTTTACTATAGTTATAGAATATGTTTGAGTATCACTTCCTAAGTCACTATACAATTGAACTGTAAAACTATATGATGTTATAGTTGGACTATTATCAGATAAGTAAGGTGGCTTAGGATATCCAACGATTGTACCATTATCTAATAACTGTAGTCCAGGTGGAAGTATACCAGAAACAACAATAAAATTTACTGGGTTATTTGTTATAGGATTATTATATTGTAGTTGTAAATTTACATATGTACTATCAACTACACGTAGCAACTCTCCCGGTACTATTGTTAACATCGGTCCATTAGAACCGACTAATGTAAAACTAAAAGTTCTATCAGATATATTGTTAAGATTATCAATTGCTCTTATTGTAAATTGGTAAGTTGCTTGTACTGGTATATTTTGTGGTGTACCGGTTATTAAACCAGATAGAGGATCAATTTTAAATAATGTGCCGGCTACTGGCTCTGGAAAATAACCACTAACTAATTCATATGCTACTTGACCTGCAGGATTTACTGCATATGCATTTAATGGAATGCTTAGTAGTATATTTGTAGGGTAAGTTCCTAAATCACCTGGATTCGTTACCCATATTGGTTGAGCCATATTTATCCTTGCAATGCGCTAAGTACTAACTGATAATTTTTTTGTCTTTCCTCTAGACCAATAGTTCCACCATTAATACGTTTTGTTAATGTAACAAAGTCATTACTATCACAATATTGATTTAAATTATTGTTATCCCAGAACCAACCTGCACTACTTACAGCACCTGCAGGAGTTTCCATGTATGCTACGCAATCATCAATGCTAATTCCTAAATCACTTGCAAATTTTGTGTAGTTGATACGACCTGTAAGTTGAATTAATCCGCGACCGCAAAATCTATAACCATCACCTGAACTTTCATCTCCGTTGCCCATACGATTAGCGTATACACGATTAGCAATCTTTTCAGGTTGTTTAGCATATGCATTAGCAGTTGCTTCGTCTGAAAAATACTTATGAAATGTTTTCATTAAACCAGGCGCACTATAGTTTAAATTTTCTTTAACAAAATTAAATGCACCTGACTCGTGTGCAGTTTGTGCTACGAATGCAGCAACACGATTTATGTTTTGATACATATCGTAGTATTCAGCAGTCTCTTGTAATGGGGTTGCATATAGTTCTAAAACACTTGATTTTGTTTTAGGACATACTTGTTGTAATAATTGTACTGTAATCATTTTTCATCCTTTAATTGATTGATATCATTGCGTAATGCTTTTAGTTCTTTTCTTAATTCTTTTATACCTTGAATTAATAATGGGGCAAATTTTTCATATCTAACTGTTAGATATTGGTTGTCTATTGGAGCGGGTGCAACAATTTCAGGCATTACTTTCTGCGTTGATTGTGCACTTACACCAACTTGACGATGTTTTTTATATCCTAATGATTCTGCTAATTCATTTTCTTCATAATAGAATCCACTTAATTCATCTATCAGGTCAAGTGCATTTTCAATTTCACCTAATTTATTTTTTAATCTATCATCAGAATAATATGCGGTAATATTATTAGTTGCAATTATTTCACCGGGGTTATTGGTTGCGGGGATCCCTACACCCAATGAACCAATTTGCACATTAGCTCCAGCATTTATGTTAAGTGTATCTGTACCACTAACTTGTAAGGTGGTACCTACAGTAATACCTCCCCTAGCACTTGATGTTGCTACTGGTAATACATAAGAAGCAGGTGGAGTATATTGTAATGTATTTCCGCTCCATGATACAGAACCTGATCCACTAGCGGCTAATGTTGTAACCGTATAACTAGGTACGTTTGCTGGTGTAAATGTAAATCCATTACCGGTAGTATATGCGAATGCACCACCACTACTAGCAGCTGCCGGGCCATTAACAGTTAATGTAGGTGTTCCTGTTAATCCACTATATGGAACATTAGTTAAACTTGCACCATTACCACTAAACAATGTTGCAGTAAAAGTTTTACCTGATATATTTCCATTAGCATTGATATTAGATCCTTGGAAATCACCATTAGCATATAAATTACTATTAACTAGATTAATTACACCACCACTTACTACTAAGTTACCTGAAAGATTTGCGTTAGCAGCTCCTATGTTACCGGTTGTACTTATAACACCTCCGGACGATATATTACCACCAACAGTCATAGCACCGCCTACATTGTGGCTACCAGATACGTTACTTGAGCCATAAACTTGCAATGATGTAGCAGTTGGGGATGAATACACATAAGCACCTGTACCTACTGTTCCCCAATTATAACTTGGACTAGGACCATAAAATGATACTGATGTAGAATTTGCAGATTGTACTGTAAAGTTAGTACTATTATAAGCACCCATACCAGTAAAATTAATACTTTGTCCTACTGCAAAAGGTGCAACATATTGAGTGCTAGAAAATGTAAATGTTGTTACATTACCAGTATTTGTAGTTGCACCAGTGGGTCCTGGTAGTACCTGTATAGGATTAGGAGACGTATTAGAGCCTACACCAATCGTACTTATACCTTGTATTATATGATTTCCACCCAATTTGATAGTTCCGGCAGATATTAATGTAGTTGAATTTGCGTTTCCTAATATAGATACTGCTTGACCAGTAAATGTAGTTGCTTGTATATTACCTACTTGAGCATTACCACTTACACTAATGATACCATTAACACTTAATGCAGCTAAGTTTAATATTGATCCATATTGTGTTATAGTAGGTTGACTTGCTAATAAAAATGACACACTAGTTGTAGTTGCAGCAGTAACAACATATGTACCATTCAATGAACTAGGAACAAAACCAGTTAAAGAAATATTCTGCCCAACTGTAAACGGTACAGGAACTGTACCAATCGTTATTTGACTTGATTGTGCAACAAAGTTTAATGTCAATGTTCCTGTAGCATAACTATTGCTAGTAGCAGTAATACCTGCAGTTCCTGCATTGTAACTATATGGATTGGTATTATTGATTGTATGAACACCATTAACGTTTACGTTTCCTGCTACGTTTGAATTGCCACCAACTGTATGATTGTTACTTGTATAACTACTACCATTGACTGTTAATGTATTACTATTAATTTGTGCACCACCACCAACAACGCTATATCCACCTACAATATGATTATTAGTTACGTTGACATTACCTGCAACATTAGCATTAGCACCAATGTATGCAATACCAGTTATACTAGCATTATTAGATACATTCAATGCATTACCAGCACCATTAACAGTTGCTATACCTTGTACTATTTGATTATTACCAATTATTGAGTTAGCAGAAATATAACTATTACCTTTAACTCCAAATTGATTACCACTAAGTGTTGATGCAAAATCACTAGCAGTATATCCACCTACGCCACTATATCCACCTACAATATGATTGTTAGCTATATTGACATTATTACCTATATAAATATTACCGCCAATGTTTGCACTATTAGTTACTTGTAATCCATTACCAGTACCATTAATAGTTGCTATACCATTAATATAGTTATTAGCACTTGTATAAGTATTACCATTAATAGTTAAGTTAGCTCCTGTTTGTTGGCTGCCACCACCTATTACACTATAACCACCTACATAATTATTACCATTAACATTTATATTGCCCTGTACGTTTGCATTAGCAGTTATAATTGCGTTGTTGTTTATATAAGCATTTCCACCAATAGTTGCACCATTGGTCACATTCAATCCGTTACCCGTACCATTAATGTTGGTTGTATTAAAAACACTATTATTAATATAAGCTGTGCCACTTATAACAGCATTATTGGGTACAACTAATGCATTACCTGCACCTGCTATAGTAGAAACATTAGCAACATAATGACTGCCAGAAATATATCCATTACCATTAGCTGCTAATGCATAACTTGAGTATTGTGATGGTAATGTGCCAGCAGTATAACCGATAGCAGTATAACCACCCACATAATGATTAGTGTTTGTATAACTGTTTGCATTAACATATGCACTACCATTTGCTGCAAATACGTTACCTGTTGGAGGTACAGATGTGTTAGGATACCCAACAAAATGATTCCCTGTAGTTACTCCATTACCAGTTACACTCAATGCAGTATTACTATCAATTTGAGCAGCGCTACCAACAACATGGTAAGTACTACTAATTCCTATAGGAGTGGTATGTGCAGTACTTACATATGAATTACCTATTACAGTTAATACATTGCCAGCTTGGCGACTAGAGGTTGTGTTTGCGCCAAACACATGATAATTACTAGTTACACCAGTATTCATATATCCAGTGCCACCTATAGTAGCATTATTAGTTACGTTAAGTGCATTTCCTGCACCGTTAACGTTAGCTATATTAGCAATACTATTATTCATATAAGCAGTATTACCAATATTAGCATTATATGTTATGTTCAATGCGTTACCAGTACCACCTATAGTTTGCGAACCAAAAGTAATACTATTTCCCATGTATGCATTTCCAACAATGTTGGCGTTATTAGATACATTTAACGCATTACCAGATCCATTAATAGTATGAGTACCACCTACAACAGAACTACCTGCAACATTTGAATTATTTGAAATATAACTGTTACCGTTAGCAGTTAATACATAACCTGATTGTTGTGAACCACCACCTATTACGCTATAACCATTTACAATATGGTTATTGCTTATGTTAACATTACCCTGTACATTAGCATTAGAAGTTATAATTGCATTAGCACCAATATATGCAGTGCCGACTATGTTAGCGTTATTAGCTACATTTAATGCATTTCCAGATCCATTGATTGTGTGTATACCTGTTGTTACACTAGTACCCATTGTATGTGTACCAGACACATTACTATTACCGCTAACAACTAATACATTACCTGATATGCCTGTACCACTAACTGTATGTTGTCCAACAGTCGTACTGTTAGCCATTGTAGCAGTACCATTAATATATGATGAACCGTTTACTGCGAATGAATTTCCTGCAGCAGCAGTTGCAAATACAGTTGAATTAGCATAACCAATACCAGAAACTCCTGAGCCAGTAACAAAATGATTTCCACCAATATACTGCGAACCACTAGTGGTTGCACTTCCATTTACTGTTAACGAATTACTACCTGATTGTGATCCGCCACCGATAACATGATATCCAGTAGTAAACCCTTGCCCCATTGTATGTGCATTTACTGTGTAACTATTACCGTTTGCTAGTAATACTGTTCCACCAGGAACACTTACACCAGTAGGACCCACGTAACCATTTGCAAATATCATATTAGCTACGTTTGCAGTATTAATTGTTGCAGTACCTGTAATATTAGTATTACCATTAGCGACTAAAACATTACTACCAACACTAGTTCCAGCAGGTCCTACATAATGTACACCTGTTGTAGTTGCATTATTAGCAGAAAGATTACCTGTTATACTTGCATTACCACCAGTAGTTAAATTACCTACGTTAGCAGTACCTGTAATATTTGCAGTTGTGTTACTTACTAATTGATTAACTGTAGTTGTTCCACTAAGATTCGCAACACCATTAGCAAACAAACTGATATTACTAGATCCAATTGCAACGTTACCTATTACGGTTGCATTACCAGGAGTTGTTAGATTACCTACATTGGCAGTACCTGTCACTAGTGTATTACTAATACCGATTATATTACCCGGTGTTCCAGCAACACCAGTTGTACTTGTTCCATTACTATTATATGTTGCTTGGGTAGCATTGGCAGTTATAATAGTAAATCCACCATTATAATTTGTAGGTGAAGCATTAGCAATTGTTATTGATTGACCTATTGTGAAAGGTACTACTGATTGAGATGGGTATACTGCTGTTACTATACCGTTTGCAGCAGTTGTTAGAGTTGTTAGTGCTATAGTTACACCCACTGTATGATTACCAACACTTAATATATTTGCTACAGTGGCAGATCCTAAACTGATTAAACTACCTACGTTAGCAGTACCTGACACATTAGCAGTACCAGGAGTTACTAAATTACCTACGTTAGCAGTACCACTTATATTAGCAGTACCAGGAGTTACTAAATTACCTACGTTAGCAGTACCACTTATATTAGCAGTACCAGGTGATACAATGTTACCAATATTAGCAGTGCCTGAAATATTTGCACCTAATGCTACACTTAAAACACCTGTACTTACTAAATTACCACTACTAATATTACCGGCTACTGTTAATAAATTAGTTGATGAATTATATGTAACATTTGAAATTACATCTGTGTTACCATTGTTATTAAACATCAACTGTGTATTCGCATTAGCACCGCCCGGAGCACTAAGTTGTGCAGGGGCAGCACCTGAAGTTGTACCAATAGATCCATTAGCTGCAATAACTGTATTACCAACTGTAATAGAACCTGTATTTGAAATAACTGTGTTACCCGTAGTAATAGTACCGTTACTTGAAATAGTAGTGTTACCAACTGTTAATGCACCATTGCTTGCAATTGTTGTTCCACCTACGTTAGCAGTGCTTGCAGTAATTGTACCAGATGTAACTGTATTAGTTAGAAGTGTGTTACTCACCGTCATGTTGTTAGTTATTACGTTACCACCAACACTTATGTTTGGTACAACTACACTACCACCATTACTTGTAATTGTAGTATTACCCACAACAATATTAGGTGAAGTAACTGTAGTTGTTGTAACTGTATTTGATGTGATTGATTGTGCTACATTTAATGTTGGGCCAATTGTTAAACCACCGCAACTTGCACCAATTAATGCGCCACCAACATCAATCGTATTAGCAGCAACAAATAATGTTTTCCAACGTCTTGTTGAACTTCCTAAACTGAATACACTATCTTGACTAGGGACTAAATTTGAATTGATAGTATTAGTAATGGTAATATTACTTGTTGTTAATCCAACTGTAAAATTAGCATTGCTAGTTTTAATGTTACTTGCAATATCTACTACGAATGGAGTGCTATAACTTGAAATTGTAGCACTATTACCACTTGCAACTCCTACACCAACTAGTAAACTATGACTTGGGCCTGTTTGTATTGTAATATTTGGTATATTAGCAACAATAACTACGTTACCGGTTGTACGTGTTTGTCCTAAACCTGCGCCAGCAGTTACACTAGAAACACCTGTACTTTGTGTAGAGTTGTATAATTCTGTAAAATTTGTTTGTATTTTTTGAAATGCTGCACGTATTGCATCCGCACTAGGATCGCCTGGAAATGCGCCAAAATCAATGTTTTGTTGAGCCATGTCTTTATCACCTTATATGTTATTTATCGTTTTTTACAGGTGTGTTAACCAAAAAAATAGTCCGACTAGCGGACTATTTTATATGCAGTTTATTATTTTATACCGCTTAGTTTTTTCCAGTCATGTATTTGTGACTCAAAAGCAACTTTAGTTGGATTACCCACTGTGTTATCACGTTTTACTCTGTGCATATCATTGCCCATAGCTAGTAGTTCCTTTAATTGCATTAGTTCTGTATCACCCATTGCATCACCACCTGCATCATTAGCAAAGCCTTCTTCAATTTGATCGCATTCGCATTCCATCATAGGCATGCCGCATTCCATACAATCTTCTGAACTTTCATTCATGTGGTCGTGTCCCTCATGGTCATGTTCATCACATTGACATTCCATCATTGGATAACCACATTCCATACAATCTTCTGCACCTTCTTCCATGTTATCTTCTTTTACTGGATAATCTTTTCCACCTAATTTAAAATGATCTTCTCCAGCTTTTTCAGCTTGTTCTTTTTTATAGTGCATTACTCCAGCACCTTCTTCCATGTCATCCTCTTTTACTGGGAATGTTTTTCCACCTAATTTGAAACTATCTTTACCAGCTTTTTTGGCTTGTTCGTCTTTAAAGTGCATAACTCCCGCACCTTCATCAGTTTCTTCTTTGTCTTCTTCATCAGAATGCTCATCTTCCCCGCCTTCTGGTTCATAATCAACTTCAACTGAACCGGGTGTATTTGCATCAGAACCAATACCTGACATTTTTTTGATTAGTTCAAGCATATCATCACCTGCACCAACTACTTCTGGACTTGGTGCAATTTCTGTTCCTTGATGAAATTCTTCACCACCTTCTTCACCTGCTTGAGGAGCACCATAACCATCAACTTGTTGATCCTTAGTTCCACCAAACATTTCCATACCTGAATTTCTTAGAATGTTCATTAATTCAGTTGCATCATGTTCAGTTGCATTGATACTTAATGAATCAGGAGAACCTTGTTGGCCAGTACTATGTGATACCGTAATGCCTTCGTTTAATAAACTGTTAAGTTCACGTTCCCAACTTTCAAATTGTTTGTCTTTCATATCGTTACCTTCATTAAATGTTGCTGGTTTTCTTAATGATGATAAGAAACCTGAGCTAGTAGTCTCTGGTTTATTAAAGACTTTACTTGGTGTTGCAGTATGCTGAGGAGCAAAAGTGCTTGACTTTTGTTGTTGTGCAAATCTACTGCTTGTTGAAGTATTCAACGTATTGAATGGTAATTCTTTTTGATGTGCTAGATATTTTAATGTTTGCATTACAATTTCATTTTGATTAGCAACATCTAACCCACTGTATTCATCACCATGTTTTACTAAAGCTGTTAATACTTCTTCTACTTGTTGAACATTTCTTGCTTTTTTAATATCAAATATACTACCATCACCTTTATGTGATTCTACTTCATCATAGAAGTTTGTTAATATATCTTTCATCGCGCCTTCTGTTAATTTTTTCATACTTGTACTTTCTTCAAGTTTACCTTGTTTAGCTAATTTGGCACGTTCTGCACCTGCTACACGTTCTCCTGCAGCTTTAGAACCATAACGTTTGCCTGCATCTTTTGCAATCTTAGCAAAGTTTTTACCTGGTTTACCTTCGTCTTTACCTTCCGCCACACCTTGATCTTCAAAACTTGTTTCTTTAACATGATCAGGTAAACCTTTATGCTTAGTGCTTGCAAAGTCTTTCGCATCTTTCTTACCAATATCTTTTGCAACACCTTTTAATTCTTTGCTTGCGCCAGGAATTTTTTTACCTTTTTGCATTGCATGAACCATTCCAAAGAATTTTTGTTGTGCTTTGCTTACTGCTTTCTCACTAATATAACCTTCTTCGCCTGTTTCAGCTTCATGGTCACGTTCTTTTTCGCTAGTAATATAATCCATTACTGATACCATCATACCTTTAGCTTGACTTACTTTTTCTTCTGCCCATTCAGGTAAATCTTCTGTATCACTTAATTCTTTTTCTAAATGTTGTGTAACTCTTGCAATTGTATGTAGTTGAGTTTTAACGAAATCACCTTCCATACCATATTCACTTGGATCATGACCTTCATGTTCAGTATCATCTTCCATAAAACTTAATTCGCCCTCATCCATTTCATCTTCTTCATGCATTGGTTGTACAGGAGAATTTTGTGTTTGGTTAGCTTGCATTTGTTGTGCTTGCATTTGTTGTTGGCTTGCTTTTGCAATAGGATTTAAAATTTCATTAGGATTTGCACTTTTACTAATAACGTCTAGTAATTCAGCACCTAATCCGCCTGTTGCCTTCATTGTAGCACCATCCATTTTTTGACCAGACATAGTTGCAGCGATACCCTTTTCTACTTTATTGATATCACTTACTGGTAAATGCACTTTATTCTTTAAACCCTTAACAACATTGTCTACTTGTTTCATCATCTGTGGATCTTGTCCAGCACTATTATTTGTGCCAGTAGAACTAATAGAACCGCCACTAGTATTAGTTCCCATTGTGCTTACTGCGCCAGGACCTGATTCATTTAATGCATCTTTACCTTGTGCTACGTCTTCAATCCAATCTTTCAACCTATGCTTAACAGATTTCTTACCTACTTCTTTGTTTGGCTTTTTACCACCACCAAACACGTCACCTAAACTTTTAGTATCGTATTTAGGACGACCACGACCTTTCTTAGGAGCTTCTTTACTACTTTTTTCATCATCGTCCTTGTCAATCTTACCTATCTTATGTCCATATTGGTCACGTACATCTTCTTTACCATGTTTATTTCCATATGTACCTTTATGAACTTTACTATCTTCATTGATAGTATCAAGTGATTGTATTAGGTCTCTGAAATCCATTATATGTTATCCTTATTTTCTTCTACTGTCTAACTTATCTTCAATGCGACTAAGTTGTTTTTTTAATTCTTCTAACTTATCGTTAGTATCTTGCGCCTTCACAGTAGCCACTTCCATTTTAGTATCTAATTTTTGTAAAGCATTATCCATTGTAATATAACCTGTGCCACCTATACTACATGCTCCGATTACTATCCATGTCAATTGACTAGTTGTGAAGTCCATCATTATTTGCCTCTGTTAATTATAGGATTGCCTGTTAATGGCTTTTTGATAGGAGTAATTTGAGTTAATGGACCTTTTGTATTAACACCTTCTTTACTCTTGTTAGGGCTAGTAGGAGTTGCCGGTGCATCAAATTTATAGTCAATGCTAGGTCTCTTGGGCATTACTTTATCTAAATATTGATTTGCATATTCTTTACTTGCTTCTTTACCATTGTCATCCATTTCAGGTTGTAACAATAAAGGTTCTTCACGCATTTCATTTGAATACTTGTCAACTTCACTATTGATTGAATCGTTATAATCAGTAGTAGTAACTCTAATCATGTTAACATTACAACCTAACAACTGACCAATCTGTTGTATCATTGGTTCGTTAGCTGGATATTTGAATTCAGCTTTAATAATAGTTATTGATTCATTTTGTAATTCAGGAAATCCATATGGGTCTTTCTGAACAGGGGTTTGTTTTGGATCATCAATTTTAACTGGATCAAATTTAGACAAATTATGTATAAACAGATCCAAAAAATTCTTGTCCAAATCACCGGCGATTTTGATCGTATACTTGTACGTTCTTGCTGATTCCATTAAATAGTGACGAAGGCTTTTCATAATTTATTCCTATATAATATTTATCTTTATTGCGTATTTTTACTTGCCAAAACAGTTTTCAGTATTTCATTTCTGTCAAGTAAAGTTCCTTCCCCTGAAGGAACATTTTCAATTTCTTTTACTTTTTCACTAATCTTGTGATCCAGTGCTGCTTTCTTTAACTGTAAATCAAGCATTTTTAGCTTTTTGTTAACTTTAGCAGTTTTAGCAGTAATAGCATGACCTAACATTGTACCCGCACTATTGAATATTTCACTAGCAAAACGACTATCAACTTGCATACCCAAATCCATTAAATCTTTATAGCTAGATGTAGCCAATTGTGCTAACTCATCAATCTCAGTATCGCTGGCTTCTAATCCACGAATTTGAGGTAATGCATTTTCTATTTTTTCTAATGTTGAATATGCTTCTTGTGTAACTATTTCATGTTCCATGTCTTTTAAAGCGAGGTCTTCAAAACGAACCTCTTCTTCACTTTCTGGAAGTTCAAATAATTCTTCAAGTTTCTTTGTCATATTACTATCCTATAATAGTAATATTTATTACTTTCTTTTACCCTGATAGAAAAGGTCGTCCTCCGTCAGAACACGAAAAGTAAGTCCATTTTGTTTGCAATATGCCATTGCACTTGCCCATTTAGCATGATTAACTGCAACTACTGCCCTATCACGTGCATTAGCAGTACGGCTTTCAATAAGACTTTGTTTTTTTGGTTTAATTTCTACTACTTCGGCTTTTTGATGCCCATGCTTGTTTTCATATATAACTAAAAAATCAGGTATGTAATTAGTACGCTTACCTGTCAATGGATGCATATAGGGAATGATTATAGATTCGCTTGCCCATTTAAGTACATTTTTGTTTTTATCGCAGAATTGCATAAAAGTAAATTCCCAACCACTACGATATCTAGGTGCATGTTTGCCTATATATTTTTCAGGTTGCGTTGGTGTAAATATACCTTGTGCGTAGCTAGCCATTATATTACTACGTTGCGTTGAACGTTTTGATTTGGTTGAGGTACTACACTTATACCATATAGTGCAGTTTTGCTTTTTAGATTATTGAGATAATAAATCATAATAGCATTCGCTTCCATTTTGCTTTTACCTTGAATAATATTCAATACATTTAAAGGATCAATGCCAGTAATGCCTGCAATTCTAAAAAGCATAGTAGCAAAGTTTGCTGCAATATCTTGGCTATCAGTTACTGATTGAAAATATGATCTTACAATTTCATATTTTGTAGAATCCACAGTCATGTCATAGTTGTAAAAACTATCAAATACCCTAACTGTTGCATCCATTGCTGATGTTGGTGCATCTATTGTATTATAAACTGGCATATTTTATTTACTTTTTAGTATTTGTTGGATATAGTGGTGTAGATGGTGTAGTAGTTAATCCATTGTTACCTAAATGAACATTACTTACATAATCATTTACACTATTTACACCATTCTGTATACTATTATTAACATTATTGGTAATAGATTGTGGTGTAGTTGTATCGCTTGGGAAATTAAATAAATTATTTCTATTTGGTGTACCTTGTAACCAATTACTACCTGCACTTATAGCATCACCTTTAGCAGCATTAATAATTGTTTGCGGATTGTGGAACGTCTTAGCAGTATTTACTGCACCTTTTAATGCACCTAAATAGTTACCATTAGCTAAATCATTTGCAATACCACCTGCACTATCTAGTAAACCACCCTGACCTAATATACTAGAATTACTTCCTGGTTGTGCAAGAGGACTTAATGTTGTATCGTAGTGTGCCGGATCTCCAAATTGCTTAACTATAGCTCCTGGATTTTTTCCATCTAAAGCACCTGTATAATATTTTACAGTTTCATATTCTAATGTCATTTGATGTTCCATAACACCATTACTCTCAGAATAACTGTATGTGTCATGTGAAAATGATGTTATTAGAGGATTAATTAATCTATACATTACAAAACTATGCTGATTAAAACCATAAATATTAATTCCCCTAAAGAAAGGAATTTTAGTATTACTAGAACCTGTATCAAATTTTGGACTATTATCAGGTTCTCCTATATAACCCCAATCATTATCACCTGTTAATGTTGGTTTATATAGATTTCGTCTATTAATATCAGTTGGACTTAATACTTTTCCAACAGCTTTATTAGTTGTATCCACGCCTCCGGAATCCGGTTGTAAACCATCTTTATAATAGTATGTATAATATGCATACCATAATTTGGTCATCAAACTATTGTTATCATCATGTATTGTAATATTTACAGGATCATATTTAATTTTAGTCTGTACTAATCTTTTACGATTGTATTGATTCATCGTAGCAACATCAAATGTATATTTAGGAAGTTGGACTGATTTAACCGCAAGACCATAATTATGATCTGTAGGTACAGTGTTATCAATAGAACCTATATAATTTGAGTTGATATCAAAGTATACATGAAATAAGAATTTATACTTTGGTGCGTAAGCATATCCGTTTGTTACAAAGGTCTTACTTGCATGAGTATAATCACGCAAGTAAGGATTGCTTAAGAAGCCTTTTGCAACGTCACCGGCAAATTGTTGAAAGAATCCGGCCATTATAAGTTAATGTTTAGTTGTAAAATATTAGCCGCCAGTAGAACCGATACCTGTTACAGCTGTTCCACCGAATGCACGACCAACTTGTACACCAATACCTGAAGTACCAATTGGACTTTGAACTGCATTATCAAATCTAACTGACAATTGAATAGTTGCTGGTTCATTTTGTTTGTAATCCATATTGTTGTAGTTTACACTCTTAATGAAACAACCTAATAATTCCCATGTCTCTAATACTGTTGGTTGTAATACTCCATTACCACCGTCTAGTACTTCATAGTTAATTTGGAATTTATAGTCTTGACCTGTTGCAGCACTTGCCTGCTCCATAAAGTCAAATTGTAATTGAATTTGTTCACCAACTAACTTAGTTACATTACCTTGTGCATCGTCACGTAAGTTAATTTGTGTTTCTTGCCATGATGGTTTTCCAGCAATATATATTTTTGAGTTATATATATCTAGTGGAATTTCTTCAAATTGCAAATTAGGACGTTGAATATCCATAACTTGTTTTGTTAATTCTTGTGTAGAACCACTCTTACCAAAATTGATGAATAACGCTCTAAAACGATATTGCAATTTAGGCATCAACAAACCCTGAGAACTCGGGGAATTGTCTGCACCTACTGTCATGTTGAACAGTGAACTTGAGCCTGTTGCCATTTTTATATCTCCTGTATAATATTTATCTTATTAAGAACCACTGCCTGTACTGCCACTCAATGCGCCTGTAGCAACTACACGTACTGGTATATAAATAAACTCAGCCGTAATTGTCGGCTCAATTGCAATATCTACCCATAGTTCGTTTCTATCAATTCTATCTGGTGTATTGTTTGTTGTATCACAAACTACCAAATAATCGTATAAACCACGCTTACTAATCAAGTCAATAAACAATGATTGAATTACACCTGTTATTTGTGTACGTGTTAAATTGTCATTAGGTTCAAATACGAACGGTCTAGCTGCAATAGATAATTGATAACGTATGTAACATATTAAACGTGCAACGTTAATTCTATCTAAAGAACTTTGACTTGCATAACTTGTCTTGTTACCATAATTCAATAAGCCTACGCCAGTGAAGTACGCTAATGGATTAAGTTGATTCTCATATAGTACATCACGAATACTATTACGATTCTTAATTACTTGGAATATACCTGTTTGTGCATCCAAATAACCAATGTTTGTAGCATTAGTAATATTACCTCTACGTATACCAGCAGCTGCTAACCAAGGATAAGCAACATTATCATTATTTAAGAATGTTGTTAACATCATATGACTTGCCGGAACAACTGCGTCAGTGCCACTTAAGTCTGATGTGATACCGCTCGGATAGAACACACCTAGATATGTATCACGTGTTACCCAACCATCTTCGCCTGTTTCAGTTGCTAATGCTGTGTTGGTTGCCCAATTTGTCAATGATGTTGCTTCATCTGATAATCTCAATGGAGTATCACCGATAATGAATGCAGTATTGTTTCTATCATTGTTTAGTGTAACCATATCAGGTTGTAATTCTGGATAACCAGGTGCTGCTAATAAGTTAATAAAGGTGTCTTCTTCACGAATTTGCATATTACTGTTAATAGCAGCCTTCATTGCTTTAACTACCATTGCACGTTGTGCTTTTCTACCCATATATGCAGAACCGTCTTCTTTGTGACCACTTGTTGATACCCATGCATATGGCATTATTGGTAATTGTGTGATACCACCTGTATAACTAGGCTCTCCACTCATTACTGCTGCTGGATATGCTGATTGACTAAAATAGTTTCTTTCAAAACGTTTTACATTAAATCCTGAACGTCTGGTGTTAAACAACAACATACCTTGTGGATATAAGTATGGGTTAGGACAATCCAAATCAACATAATTGCTATTTAATAAACTTGAAATTGTTGGAATAGGATCGTTAACTGGATCAATTAGTCCACTATTTCCCCAACGTGCATCTGCAAATAACATACCAGTACTAGATATTTGGTCTGTGTTGCTGATTGCGACCCATTGATCTACATTGTTAAGATTCTGCCAACGACTAATCTTAGGATAGTTTTCTAAATCACTTGTATCTAACCATAGATCACCGTATGCTAACATTGTTACACCATCATTTTGTGTTGTTGGTGTTGTAGCAGACATAATAATACCTGTCGGATCTGTTTGATTGCTACCATTTGTAGGATGACCTGTTGTATCATAGTTAGTATTTCCATAACCTACCCATGCATGATTTTTGTTAACTAAAATATCAACTTCAGTAGGTGTACTAAAGTACCAGTTTTCACCCTCAAAAGGTAATGATGCTGGAGCACCTGCATTTGAAGTATATGTTAATGGGTACCAGTTACTTAATGATGTTAAGTATAATGGTTTTGCAGTTCCAGTTAATATAGCTAGTGCAGAAATAACACCACCTGATGTAACACCCTCTACGACCATTGTAAGGTCATTGTCAGGACTTACACCACCTAGACTAGTGCCTAGTACTTTTATTTCATCACCGACTGCATAAGTGTTACCACCATTATTTACAACTACTTTATAGTAACCATTATTAGTTACTGTAACAGTTGCACTACCACCACTACCAGTTACTCTAGTTGTAGAAACAGTCGTTACAAAAGTATCTACAAAACTTTTACGTACACCTTTTGTTGATGTACCGAATCCTAATGCATTAATAAGACCTGTGCTCTCACCGTTGTTACTAGCAGTATCACTCAATAATATTTCACCACCTGCAGTATGACTAATAGTAATTGAACCATCAGTATTAATTGCAATTTTTGTATATGGAATTTGTGCAGCTTGCCATGCAGAAACAAATGTTGTTATATGCTGGTCACCTATAGTAAGTGTATATACGCTACTACGTGTTGTTTGATTAGGAATAGTTACTAAAACTTTTAATGTCGCTGATACATTTGCAAAATCTGCCAAATTAAATGAACTAACACTACTTGTAACTGCTGTTATACCAGTTGTTAGTCTGTAATAAAACATTACTGCTGCATCAGGGAAACCTTGAGTACCAACTGTAGCTATTAATGTATTTGTAGGAATAGCTTGGCCACCAGTTGAATCTAAATTGTAGATTGCAGATTGTTCACTATTATAAACGTTTACAGTTTTACCAACCCATTGATTAGCTGCTAAACTATATCTGTTCATAATAAAATCTATACCTGAACCTGTAGTACTTGTTTTGATCCAAACAGATCCACTTGGTCTTGGCATTGCTTGACTTGATGTCCATAATGGCATTTGATTGCTTGAACCAATTGAAACATCTGGACTATAATATGTGCCACCTAATCCTAAGTCAGCAAGAATTGTTCCAGTTCCTGTTAAAGTGATATAATCATTTATTGAAGAACCAATTTGATCATATTCACCAAAGAATATTGTCAAATAACCACTATTAGTAGTGCTATCTGCCGTTAAGTCAGCAATATTTAATGAATTAATAAGAGTAGCTAAGTGTGCTACTGTATTATTGCCGCTACCTGAAGGTACTGTTACGCTAACTGTATATTTACCGTTAACATTGATAGTTAACACATCTCCTACAGTTAAGCTAATAGGACGATTTGTACCAACTGCTGTTGGGGTAGACATTTTCCATTCATGTGAACCAACACCAACCCAAACACTAGTGCTTGCATTTCCTGGGGTCTTGTAAAAATATGTATGTTGTGATAGCATACCATTAACTGGCATTGCAGGAATAACTGCATAATCACCAGGATTACCAATTGATGGCAACGGTGTAGCATCATTTCCATTATCTGTTGTATATTGAGAAGTGCTTGTTAATACATAAGGAGTCATTGACATAAATGTTCCTGTATCAGCATCAAATTCAAAAATACCCCATGCTGTATTTGTAGTGTCTAACCAGTATGTACCGTCCGGAGCAGGACCAGCTGGACGAGTTAAGCTACCTATTAAACTTGCTAAATCTATATCAGCACGTAACACATAGCAACTATTTGTAGATCCTAATAATGAATACGCAGCTAATAAACCATATTCATTTAATTCGTAACCGTGTAGTGGTGTACCATCTGTTGTTTTATAGAAGAATGGGTTACCAAATAATGTCACTAAATCTTGTTGACTTGTTAGTTGATATAATTTATTTGCATTGGACTCTAATGTGCCAGCAGCAATTGCAGTATTATTAGTTCCATTTGCTTTGTCAAGAGCAGAAGCTATAAAAAGTAGGGGTACTGAGCTAGAAGCAGCGGGTAAATATTGACTTTGGTCAATAATTGATACTTGTACGCCAGGTGAATTTAATGCCATTTTCGATTTCCTTTAAATATTATTGTATAGGCATAAACCTATATGATACTAATATTTAGCATAACCTATCAGAAACACCCAAATAACCATACCTTTGAAGGTTACTAAATAGATGTATGAGACCTATCTGCAAAACATGTAACAAAAACTACACAGCAATCAATTATAAACGTGATGGTGTAACACATTATCGTAGTAACTGCGATGAATGCGGAAGGACTAAGAATAAATTAAAAGCCAGAATCCCTACTTGGCAAAAGGCAGGATACAAGAAAAAAGCCACATGTGACTCTTGTGGCTTTCGTAGCATCTACCCTACCCAAACTTTAGTATATCATATAGACGGAGATTTAAAGAATGTCAAGTTTAACAATCTCAGAACTATATGCTTAAATTGTGTTGAGATTGTTAAACGTAAAGAGGTGACTTGGCGTAGGGGCGACTTAGAGGTTGATTATTGATTCTAATTGCTTGTATAAATCTTCAATAGACCCGTTGTTGTTTATAACATGGTCGTAGGGTAATCCAACACTACTGTATTCACTTGCATGAACTTTATGTTTGTCTAGCATATTTTTACTTAGTGCCCACATTGTGTTTCCATCAGGGCCTTTGTTATAAGCTACCGCAGCATCATACCATTTTGGGTTAGGACCTCGTACAACTCTAACTGTTATTCCACCTGCATTTTTTATGCTTTTGATTTCGTTGGGAAATCTACAGTCACTAATAACAATGTTGTCTTTTGTATTGTATAATTTGTTTTCTAAACTAGCGATCCATATATCATCATGGAATCCTTTACGACAGACCTCTGTACCCCAATATTGAAGTATCCATCTAGGAGTTAGATTGGGCATATCAAGTCGTTTTGCCCACCAAGGATCAATTTGTTCTCTCCACTCTCTACTGTATTTGGTGTGACCTTCTAATAATTCTCTGTCCCAACCGAATACTTGTGCTACTGCATCTTTTAAACTGCTTGCAAAACTTTCTTGTTTAAATTGATGAAATGTAGTTAGATAGTTAGCTGCTGTATCTTTACCTGAACCGATTAATCCTGTTATCCCTATAATCATACACTCTCCTATACAGTAATTATACTACAGAAGTGTGACAATAAAAAATAGTTAGGTTAACCTTGTATCCAAGTTAATGGTTGACTTCCATCTACATATCTACGCAAATCTTCTAGTAATTGTGTTTGCATAGCAATGGCTTCTGCTTTAAGTGCAGTACCGTTAAGACTTGTGCCACCACTAGGGCCTGCAATAGTTCCAAACTTTTCACGTGCTTCACCGATGATTAGTTTTAATTGGCTAAGTGTCCAATCTCCTATCCATATACCAGCATAAGGATCTTGTAGTAATTCTGCTTCGGGTTTTAATAAGTCTCCCCAAACTAATATTTGTTCGCCAGTACCTTTAATTGTTCTAACTAATCTTAGTTCTTTTGTAACTCTGTTGAAAGTGAATACTACATATCCACCAAACATTCTAGCAGCTAATTCAATATAACCTGCATAAAAGTCATATGTTGCTAATCCACCTGCATAGTTATAGTTCAACAAATATGTGTTAAGAATAGCACTACTGAAAGGATCAAAACTTGCACTAGAAGGTCCTGTTTCTAGACCAATAGTTCTACGAAAAACTTCTCGTACATTTACGAATTCAGGTGGTAATGTATAAGTGTCAATACCCTCGTGCATTGTTACTAATGTATAAGTTTCAAAAGTAGCATTCTGTGCACGTTGGCGATAAATTTTAACTGCATAGTTGTAGGCAGCCTCATATTCTTCAGGTCCAGCCTCTACATCAACTATGCCACCACCTAAACGATATTTTAAACTTTCAAAAAGTTCTTGCTTTAAATCTTCTAAACTAACTGCCATTGTATTCTCCCAATAATGTATTTATCGGGAGAATCTGTATTATATTATAAGTCGCCTTGTTGTCTATTTTCAGAGAAATAAGGATCAAAAGTACCACCGGGATAACGGCTTTCTAATTTCTTTACATTCTCTGCAATAACAGTATTAGGGTCAAGATTTAATGCTCGGCAAGCATTGACCCAATACCACATAATGTCACCTAATTCACGCATCATATGATATTGAGCCTCTTGATTATAGGGCTTACCTTGAAATAAAATCTTTTTAGGAATCTCAGTAAACTCACCTGCTTCGGCTGCCATTCCCATACAAGCAGTCAATAACAATGCAGGGTTAAAATCTCCTGAACGTAATTCTGCTATACGTTTATGTAAGTGGTCATAGTTGTTTGATTCTACTGAGGTCACTTGCTCAACAAATTGTGAGTACTTGGTTAAATCTATCATTGTAAATCCTTAAACATTAGTTTTGTGCCTTCCGGCGATAAGTGTGTGTCAAATATTTCTTTGACTCTTTGTAACATTGCACATGCCAGCATTAACTCATCGTTTTTGCCATCACATAACAATAGTTGTCTATCAATAGGTGCCATCATTGATGCCATCTTTTCTTCTATATTATCCATTAAAATGCTTTCAATATTAACATATTTTGATTAAAGCGACCGGTGGGAGTAGTAGCAGTTGCTTTAATGTCTTTGAAATACTTACGTGCCGCGGGCTTACTTCCCATGACCTCTTTAAGTTGTTCACCTGGTTTACGTAGTGTTTTAATTTCACTAGTATTATTATCAAATCCAAGAATCGTATTACCTTTTACAGTAAATGATTTTGAATATTCGTCTGCGATATAATGATGCAGTTTTCTTTTTGCAGTATCATATACCCATGCCTCACTAGCACCATGCAACTTAGTTGGATGAATGCTAATCAAATCAAGTTTGTTTACTGCATCCTTAAATTCTTTTAGGTACTTAAGTTTTGCTACAATCTTTTCTACGGGTATTGCTTTCTTTTTGCGAGGAGCCTTACTTGCTTTCTTAATTGAAATATAACTATTAAGATCGGTAAGTACTGATTCAATAAATTTAAGTATGT